GAAACGGCCATCAGGTCGTCGCGCTCTGCCTGACGCTTCCGGAGGGGCTCTTCCACGTTCGCCTCGTACCAAGCGGCACAGGCGACCATGGTGAGGGCTCCTGCGAGGTAAGCGGCGAGGGCAACAGCGGCGAAGGCGATGAAGGTCATCATTTCGGGCTCCTTGAGGATGAGTGAATGGTCATAATGACGCATGTAAAAACCGCTAACCGATGTAGCTGGTTAGGGGCTTTTGACGCTTCAGAGGGCGTTGATGTCTTGGGTGGCCGACATGGCGAAGTTGTAGTCGTCGATCTGCTTCTCGAGCTTGTGGCGCTTCACGTCGAGATTGAATTCCTTCGCGGTGAGGTTCAGGTCTTTGAGTGCGATGACAAAGACGGTGAACGCCAGGCGGTAGTTTCCGTTCTCGAGGTGAAGGGCGAGGTGCTCCTCGAACTGATCGACGATCTTGCGTGCGCGGGTCGTCGGGATCTTTTCAAACATGTTGAGTTCCTTTCTGAGGGTGGTCATAATGACGCATGTAAAACCTACTTTGAAATCGATTTTCCCACCCGGGAATTTTTGACAAAACCTTAGACGGATGTAGATCCGGCTAAGGCTTTTTGCTGCGTGGGCTCAGTCGAGCTCGCGGGGGTGCTTCTTGTTCTCCTGCCTGGCGGCGTAGGACTCCATGGCCTTGGGGACGAGAACGCCACCGAACTGCTGCAGCGCGTAGATGCCACCGATGGCCGCGACAGGACCAGCCGCACCCACCACCGTCTTGAACTTGTCGGAAGATCGGTTGAGGATCTTGTCGATTTCGTTCAGACGGTGGAGGATGGTCTGGTATTTGTCGTCGGTCGGGTCAGTGACAGCGAGGGACTGCAGCAGCCGGTCACGCTCTTCGACGTAGGGCTTGGGCTTACGCTTGAAGGGATTGAACATGAGGGCTCCTTATGAGTGAGAGAGTTTCTGCATCATAAGGCATGTAGAACTTGCTACTCCCTCGGGTTGTCCTCCACCACGTGCACGGTGACCTGCTCACCCTTGATCTCCGGGTTCGCACCACCGGCGACGACGTCACCGTTGGGCTTGGCCTGGGCGATGACCTCGGCCGTGGGGGTCGTGAGGTAGCGGGTGAGCGCGAAGACCGCACCCACGAAGACACCGATGCCGGCCATCTGGTCGCGCGTGATGTCGACCCCGAAGAGCACCAGCAGGGACAGGCCGGCGGTGATGACACCGAGGGTCAGGGCGGGCTCGCGTACGAGCTTGTTGATGAAGTTCACTGTTGCTCCTTGTTGTCGATGGCGACGAGTGTGGGGAAGGCTTTGTAACCGTCGGGTCCGTCAGAGCGGATGTACTCGGTCACACGGGCCTTCGTGTCCAGTCCGTAGTCACCCTTCAGCGAGACGATGTCTCCGAGGCCGTAGTCGACGCCGTAGGTGTAGGGACTGAGATCTTCGTTGATGGAGCCATCAAATATGGCTACCGGTTGTGCGTCAGAGAGGGCTCGTGAGCCCTCAAGGCGCAGGGGCTCCACCTGGTCGATGGTGGAGGAGCTTCCGTCCACCAGGATGACACGTCGGTCCAGACCCGACTTCTCCTCCCCAGCGCTCATCGTCACGGTCACGTTCTGCGCAACAACGTAGACGTCCGTCGCCGAACCCCTTTTGCTGAACAAATATGAGCCGTCGTTGAGCATCTCCCGCTCTGCACTGAACATGACTGTCTCGGTGAGGTCTTCGCCGGTGTAGATCTGGATGGCCACAGCCGTACCCGAGGTATTGGGCCGTAGAGCACGAATGCCGTGCGGGAGGATCTCAGGCGTTGGGGGAGTCGTGGTGGGGTCTCCCTTGCTCTCCTGCTGAATAAGACCGAGAACGGCCGACAGCAGGTTCCCTCGAGGGATGATGAACTCCCTGTTGGGGCCGGTGGTGTTCATGTAGTCCACCGGCGTGGGGAACTGGACCTGAGCGGACGGGAATATGTCTCGAGGAGACACGATGCCCTCTACGCAGATCTTGTTGATGATGAAGTGGGCTGCGTCGGACGGGATCTTCGTCACGACCTTCCACTCACCGAGCTCTGTCGTCAGCCCCTGGATCGACACCCTCCGATCGAGGATGGACTCGAAGCCCCGTCCCTTGATGATGAGTACCTCAGCAGCGTTCTTCTTGCGAACAACATTGTGGGTCTCCACGATCATGGGGACGGGGCTTTCGGCCAAGGTGATGACGGTGCCCTCGGGCAGGAGCTCCATGAAGCGGGCGACTTCTCCGGTCTGGATCTCGAAGTCGTCGACCGCGTTGAACCTCTCGGACCAGATGAGGCTACTCGGCTGAGTCACAACCGAGAGAGCCTGCATCTTCGAGTCCAGCTTCAGGAGCTCCATGGCCCTACGACCCGAGCGCCTTGATCTGCTCGAGCTCCGTGACCAGCTGCTGGACGCGGTTCACCAGGTAGGAGTTCTGCGCCTGGATCACGATGAGGTTGAGTTCGTTCTGCTCATGGCTCAGGGCCGCGTTGACCTTGTCCTGCATGGCCTGCTGCTCGGGTGTGAGCACCGGGCTGACGGACGTCACGCCGGCGTCGATCGGGACGTCCTGCGGCGGTGCCTCAGGAGCCTCGGTCGGCATGTCAGCCAGCGGATCGGGATTCTGCTCGGTCATGTGTTGTCCTTCTGGTTGGATTTGAGCTCCTGGACTTCAGCCCTGAGCTCCTGGATGGCGGCGACGACTTCCGGGAAGAGATCGTAGAGCGAGACGCCCTTCTGACCGTTCTCATCCGTAGAGACAGCGTGAGGAAGAACCTTCTCTACCTCGTGAGCCATGAAGCCCCGCTGCTTCCTGCCGTTGCCGTTTCTGATCTTGTAGTCATACGAGGAAAGCGCCGAAAGCCGGTCCAACGCACCCTTCGGGGAACGCTCGATGCTCCGCTTGAGACGGACATCGGAACTGACTACGAACGCGTTCGCCTCGATGTTGACGAAGCCACTGGCTCCAGCATTGACCGCGCGCAAGCGATCAGCCATGAACTGAAGTCCGGCATTTGCTCCGTTCCTGGTCAAGAACGGGTAGCTGCCAAGATTCTTGTACAGCAGCCAAGCATTTCCTGCCGTGAGATATGTGACTCCCGTACCCGACGAATTGGTGTTGAGGTAGAGCTCAGAGTCGCCCTGAACGCTTGTCTTCACCGTTGCGTAGGCGAAGATGGTGGTCGGTTTGACCTCCACAAACGAGCTGTTTGAAGAGATCGTGGTGTTACTGTTCGAGAACACAAAGGCACTCGAGAAACCCTGGAAGTCACAAGTCAGAGTGATCCGCGATGACTTCTGCAACGCGGTGTAGCCGTTGACGGCGTTGGGATATGGAGAATTCCACATGGTGCTCATGGAACCGTTACCGCTGTTGGGCTCGATGTAGGCCTGCAGGTCAGAAGAACCCCAGCCCGTACCACCTGAAATCAGACGAATTGCACCCTGACCAGTTCCGGTCGACAGGTTGGTGAACGTGCCGATCCGCACCTGAGCAGGGAACGTACCAGTCGTGGGGCCGACCAGGATGTCGCCCGTGGTGCCCGAAATATCGAGCGTTTGAGCGTTCGACGCGTTGTAGGCCTTGAGACCGACCGCGTTGAATACCAAACGAGAGCCATTTGCTCCAGTCTGAACCGTCGCACCGGTGATCACCTTGCCGTCGATGGCACCGTCCACGATGAGGTCTCCGCCATTCTTGCGACGAAGCCATGCTCCACGGATTGCACCCTTGGCACTAGCCGTAGCATACGGAATGAAGCGGAAATATGCAGCACTGGTGGGCACCACGAGGTCGGCAGTCTTCTCGAGGTAGCTGTTCGTGCCCTGCGGAGTGTTCGGTCCAGCCCAACCACTCAAAAGAGTCTTGTCTGCTCTGAGCCACTGACCATACGCAATGATGTTCCCGCTGAATCCGGTGTAGTTGGCATAGACAGTCCATCGGAATCGAAGCTCATCCCCAGGAATGACCGGAATGTCTGATCCGGGTCCCATGGAAATATGGGTGTTACCTGAGCCGTTACCGGTGATGACGCAATAGTTGCTGGACGTGTCCTTGTTGCTGATGACCGTTCCAACATTGAACTGTCCCCAGTCGATGACGTCAGGGATGAGGTTGGTAAGATCGCTGATGACCACCGCAGTGGCCGCAAGCGTTCCCGCCTTGACTACCTTGCCGTCGAGGGAGTCGACCTTGATCCGAGCACCCTCCATCTCGCCGAACTTGATGAGACCGGCGTCGAGGCCTTCTGTGGCCACGTGCTTCGAGAAGAGGGTTCCGTCAACAATGAGCTGACCGCTGTTCTTCTTACGGCAGTGGAGTTGGTCCATGTAGAGGACGCCACCATTGTTGGAAGTTGCCTGACGCACCACTCGAAGCTGTCCAGACGCCACCCCCTCCGGGACCGTAACCTCGAACGTGGTCTCGGTCCAGGTGCCACCCACGCCGAGATTTAGGCCAAGTGCTGCAGAGCTGACGTAGTTACCCGCCCAGTCGAAGTAGTACATGGCAATCGCGTAGGAGCCATTCGGAGCAGTCGCCGAAACCTTGTGTAGGCTCGTGAGCACAAACTCCTCACCAGGTACCAGTGGGATTGCTCCGTCGGTGACGTAGTGCGCACCGTATACGCCGTTCGCCGTCATGGCGAGAGAGACGTTGTTCGTGGTCGTTGTCGGAGGCGACGTTAGGGTCTGGAAGACCGACCCGCCACCACTGAACGTCCACTGAGCCACCCGATCGAAGTTCGGATCGGCCATGTAGTCCCTGAGATCCGTCACAGCAAGACGCGAAACCGCGATGCTGTTGATGATCGCCTTGTCGCCGTGCATCGAATTGAACCGGATGCGGTCACCATCGAGGGTGTTGACGGTGATGTGACGAGTCAGAACTGCTTCTGAGCGGATCTTCGGAGCCGTGATGGCATCGTCATCGATCTTGACCTCGGTGATCGGGAAGATCGCGTCGAGCTCCGCATTGGCAGCGTCGAGATTGGAGTTCAACGTAGCCAGCTCAGAGTCGTGGGCGTCGATCTCACCACGAAGCGGTACGAGCATTGCGTCGATGGGGTCTACCCACGCCGTCCCGTCCCAGACACGGAGCTTGTAGCTGTCATCCGAGTCGAACCACTGGTCGCCCGAGACGAATATGCCCTGCGGCTCGTCGGGCTGGTAGTAGTTCGTGTTCCGACCATTGGCTGAGTCGGTGATGTTCTGCACGGTGCCGGTGAGGTCCTGCAGGAGGTTCATGACGTCATCAACCGACTGGTCGATGTACTTGAGGAGCGCGATGTTCTGACCGTTGATCGTGTCGTTGGCGTCGTTGACGCCGTTCTTCACGTCTTCGAGGTCGTTCTTGACGTCGGTCAGGTCGACTGGCGGAATAAGGCTCGTAAGACGAACCGTTCCGTCAGCCATCTTCTCGCGAAACATCAGACCCCCCACCAGGCAGACCTGTACTTGAACTTCGTCATGACTACCTTTCCGTCTCCAGGGGCGTCTCCGTACGAGACGAACGCGTTGTTGGACTGCTTGAGCTGGATCCACTTCGAGCCGGCTCGCCAGCGGACCATGACATCTGCGCCGTTCCGCTTCACAGAGCGGTCTCGGGCAGAAGTGTTGATGACCACCGCGTCGCCGGGCTGGAAGAGCCCATCGAGCGTCAGAGTCTGGTCGTTGTTCTTGAGTACGATCTGGTTACACATCGCCAGGACCTTGAGGGTGATCTCCACGCTGGTGTCGGCAGAACCGTCGTAATTGACCTTGGTGGAGTACCACCCGTTGGCGTTCTCCTTCACCGTCTCTGCGGCGGACCGCAAATATGGATCAGTGGTCACCATCGACACGACTGCCCTGATCTCCTTCTCGAAGATGTCGGCGTCGATGTCCTCGCAGTACCCGATGAAGTAGCGGTCGGGCTTGCGGTCATCCACGAGGAGTACCTGCACACCATCGGAGTCTTCTCGAGGCTCCATGAACTGGCGGTACAGCATCTCGCGGACGTCGGAGGCTTCGATGTCCTCCTTGTAGTTCGGGTTGATCTTGAAGTTCATGACGGGGTTCCGCGGGTTCGCACGACGGCCCTGGTAGTAGCCGCCTTCGCCGGTGAACTCTCCCGTGTAGAGAGCAGCCCCCGCCTTGGAAAGGCCCGAGATGCTCGTGAGGATGAGGATTTCGTCAGGATCGACGGATTCGATGTTGAATTCCACCGGACTCGACGTCTGAACGATCGCCTTAGTGAGCATCTCGGACCTTTCTCTAGGGGGTTGGCTGCAACCTGTCCGCCGCGAAGGAGAACAGGTTGTGGGTGTGCCGGTAGATCTCGCTCGGGGGCAAGGCTTCCGGACTGGTGATGTACTGGTTGAATTCAGGACCACTTCCGGCCGCCGCGGCTGCAGCAGCATCAGAATATGTGTCGTTGAACTTGTTGAAGGCGATGGCAGCAGCTTCCGTCGCATCGAGGTTGACCACACGGCTTCCGGTGTCGGCGTTGACCTGACCGGTGCCCTGTGCAATCTGGTTGTCGTAGTCCGCGGCTTCCTTGAGGTAGTCGCGTGCCCGGTCAGCCTGCTCCATGGCCTGTTGTGCGAGGTCGTTGGCGGCCTCCAGGTCCGTGTATGCAAGCACCTTGGCCTCAGCCAGATCCTTCTCAGCCTGAGCCTGCAGTGCCGCAGCCTGACGGCGACGTTCTGCAGCCTTCTCCTCGAGTGACATCTTCTCGAAGGCATCGGCCGCAGCATCATCCTGGGCCTCCTTCTCGAACTGCTTCTGGAACGCCGCAGCAGCCTCATCGCCAGCCTGACGCTGGTAACGAAGTGCATCTGCCGCAGCGGCCTGAGCCTCAGCCAGAGCCGAATCAGCACCCTTCGCCTGCCTCTCAGCAGCCTTCCGGAGTTCCTCGGCCTGCTTCAGCATCTCACGACGCTGCTTCTTGCTGACGCCGTCGGCCTTTGCTTGGCGTTCCAGCGCACGGGCCTCGGTCAGACTCGCCGCCGCCCTACGCTCTGCCAGCTTCGCTGCATCCATGGACGCCTGGGCATCTTCGGAGCGCATCTTGGCCTTGTCGAACGTGTCGGCCTCAGCGAACTGTGCCTTGCGCTCTTCAGCCGCGACAGCCGCAGCTGCACGCTCCTCTGCACGGGTGGCCGCCTTCGTTGCCGCGTCCGCCTTGTCCGCAAGCTTCTCAGCTGCGTTCTGGGACTTCTTGGCCCGCTTGTCGTCACCCTTGCCCTTGGTCTTGTCAGCCGCCGAAGCAGCCTGATCGGCCAGCTTGCGTGCCGTCTCCGCAGCGCGTGCCAGACCATCGGCCTTGGCTTGTGCTGCGATTGCCTGCTGGTCCAGCTGCTGAACGAACTCGCTCATGTACTGCGAGGCGACAGCGATCTGCCCACCGACCATCGACGCCACCGAAGTGATCGCCGAGGCCGCGTTCTCCTGGATGCCCTGGGTCAGACCCTCGACGAGGAACTTACCGATGGACTTGAAGACTCGCGAAGGTGAGAAGATCTTGAGGATGCCCTTGGCCTTGTTGATCATGCCGGACGCAAGGTCGCCGATCTTACCCATGGCGTCGTCGAACATGTCGCCGATACCATTCATAAGGCCCTTGACCATGTCGACACCCACATCACGCATGGCGTCGAGTACGTCCTTGATTCCGCCACCGATGGCTCCTGCGCCGCCACGAATGCCGGCTGCGAGAGCGTGAAGGAAGTCGGAGATGAGTTTGATGCCTGCAGTGACGATCTTGCCCAGATTTGCACCCAGACCTGCCGCAAACTTCACGACGAGATTGACCGCAGCGTCAACAACACCACCGATGCGAGATGCGATGCCGTTGATGAGGTTGGCAACGAGCTCAGCACCCTTGGCGCCGATGCTCTTGGCTCGAGAGGCCAGCCCAACGAGGAACTTGCCCAGGAGCTCAGCACCCTTCTTGACGATCGCGGGGATCATCTTGCTGATGCCGTCTCCGAGCTTCTCGATCCAGCTCTTGCCCTGCTGACCCATGAAGGCTTGCTTGCCACCTCCACCACCGCCACCACTGAACTCGTTCTTAATGGCCTCCCACAGTCGCTTCACTCCGTCGATCACCATCGGGACCGCCTCGACGATGCCGTCGATCAGGGTCTGGAGGATCTTGAGGAAGCTGTCCTTGATGATCGGCGCCTGCAGAGCAAGCGTCTGGATGAACACTGCGAACGCGACTGCGGCTCCGGTTGCGAACGCTGCGAAAGCGCCTGCACCCATTGCCAGCAGAGGGAAGACCAGAGCGAATGCCAGCGTCAGTCCGGTGATCGCCAGCGCAAGAAGCGCCAGAGAACCGGCAAAGGCAGACAGCACGACGAGGACCGGCGTGAATATGGTCATCACAGCGAGGAAGCCAGCGAACGCCACGACGAGGATGCCGAGGACGAGAGCCAGCTTGCCGATGGACGACCAGTCCACCTTGTTGAATATGAGACCGGCCGTTGCGAGGCCGATCATCGCGAGGCTGAGTCCGATGACTCCAGCCACAGTGACGGGGTTTCCGACGATGGACAGCACCGCCAGCGAAGCGGTCAGAGCCGCAAGAGCGACTCCAGCCTTGATCATTGCGTCCCACTCCACCAATCCGAAGATCAGCAGCGCGTTGGCAAGCGCTAGCATGCCCACAGAGGTAGCTAGCATCGCTCCTCCGGCCTTCGCAAGGGCTTCGGCAGGTACCTTACCCAGAAGGGTCAGAACGACCGTCAGAACGCCGATTACGAGACCGGCCTTGAGCATGGATTCCCAGTCGACGAGCTTGAACAGGAGCAGAGCACCCGCCAGCAGCAGCATCGACCCAGCGATCGCAGAGATCGCAAAGGCGCCGGCCATCATGTTCTTGGCGGCGTTCTTGCCCAGGTCTCCGAGCTTCTCGATGGACTTCATGACCACAACGATCGTGATCAGACCCTTGAGCATGGCCGACCAGTCGACCTTCTCGAGGATCAGGAAGGCAGCGGACAGCGTGAGGACGGCGAAGCCCAGCGCCAGAAGCGCCAGGGACAAGCCCGTCAGCTTCAGGGCCGTGCCCTTACCCTCCATCCGCTCAGCGGCCTTCGAGATCGAGTCGACTCCGACCTTCATGATGAGCATGATGCCCGCCATGCCGAACAGACCGCTGACCATCTTGTCCATGGGGATCTTGGAAAGCAACCACAGCGAAACCGCAAGGATGCCGATGGCGATCGCGATAGCTGTGATGAGCTTGGCCCGTGCGGCAGTCTGGAAGGATCCCAGAGCGTTGCCTGCACTCTCGAGAATCCCGTTGACAGCCTCTCCGGTACCCACGAAGCCCTCAAAGGACTTCGACAGGGTGTTGAAGAACCGGCTGATGGAAATAAGGAACGTTGAGAGGACGGCAAGGTTGAACGAAGCCATGAGGTCGTCCATGGACATGCCCTTGAGCGCGTCCATGATGCGTCCGCCGAGACCGTCGAACAGATTCCCGACGAACTCGCCGACGGACTGAGCTTCGTCCTTGGTCATGCCCAACTTATCACGCAGCGTGTCCACCGAATCGCCGGTGTCAGAGATGCGCGATGTGTCCAGCTTGGCATCGGGGTTGAAGAGACCACCATCGGTCTCGTCCTTGAGGTCGCTCACCTTCCCGGTGATGGCGTCGATACCACCAGCGAGCCCCGCGATGGGAGCAGCTGCGTCCCCACCTCCGAAGATCGAGCCGATGGACGGAAGAGAAGGCAGCGAAGGCATGTCGAAGGACATCCCACCGAAAATATCGCCGATGCCGGCGCCACTCTGGATGAGATCCTTGACTCGGTCGACTGCGTTTGATACCTCACGTGCGAGGTCCTTGAAGAACTGGAGAATGTTCTCTCCGCCCGGGACCTTCGTGGAAATCAGATCCCCGAGAGGACCAGCCAGTTCACTGACCCACCGGAAGAAGTTGCGGATGGCGTGACTGGTGACCTCGTAGAGACGCTTGAGGGCCTCCATCGGAGTGATCTGCCCAGATATGAGCTGACCCAGGATCCGCAGCGGTCGAGTGAGGTGCTGGAGTGCCTTGGCGAAGGTGGCTGCACCCTTGCCGGCCTCTCCATCGCCGAAGACGGTCTTGATGACCCTCCCGAGGAGTCCGAAGAGAGCCACGATAGGTGCCAGGATGTTCTTCATCGTCTCGAGGATCGCGGTACGGCCCCCGAACTTGTCGAAGCCCTTGATCACGGCCTCGAGATAACCGAAGAACTTACTCAGAGCGGCACCAGTGGCATCCGACATCTTGGTGAAGAGGTTGGTGGCCTCGTTGAAGTCTCCGATGATGAGCTCGAACACCTGAGACCAGCCGGAGCCGATCTGCTCACGGAGCGTGTCCATGAATGCGGTGAACGTACGAACCTCAGTTGCCGACTTCTCGGCATTCTCGGCGATCTTGAACAGATCCTCAGCCGCCTTGCGGTCGAATCCCTGTGCCATGATCTCTTCGACGGACTTGGCCTCACCCGTCATGACCGAAAGAGCCTTGGTTGCGACGTCGGCCGTCAGCCAGCCGGACTCGAGGGAGCCCTTGAAGCCACCGACGGACTTGGACCATTCCTCGAAGGTCTGGCCCACGGGAACGTCGTTGATGGTGCCCATGGCCTTAGCGGTCTCATAGAACGCCTGCTGCAGACTCTGTGAACCCAGACCACGGGTGGCGATTGACTGCCAGTCCAGAGCCTTGATCGTGCCAGCCTGAAGACCATACACGAATTGCTCCAGAGCACCCGCCGCAGCGGTCGCGTCTCCACCGGCCAGAGCGACCATGTTGGAGAAACCCTTGACCACATCAGTGGCAACCTGCAAGTCGATGCCCGCCGTCGCCATCTTGCCGATGTTCTGGGTCATGTTGGCGAAGTTGTAGATCGTCTTGTCGCTGTACTCGTTGAGCTTGTTCAGCTCTGCGGTGACCGACGCCAGGGTCTCGCCCTTGGTGTTAGACAGGATGGTCTGAATGGACTTCATCTTGAGTTCGTACTCGTCGAAGCCCTGCTTGATCGGATCGATCGACAGGCTCTTGGCCATCGTGATGCCGGCGTTCACCGCACGGTTGGCGATGTTGGCAATGGCGGTCACGGTGGCGATCTGCATCGCAGACGCCTTCACCTTCACGGTGTCCATGGCCTTGCCCATGTCGAGCAGGCCAGTGCCCTTACCGGCTGTTGCGACCTGCTTGTCGAGAGCGGTGAGCTGCCCCGAAGTCTCGGTGGCCGCCTTCTTGAACTGAGCGTTGTCGAAGATCATCTTGACAATGCGATTCTCTGTCACACTCATCTAGCGACCTCCTTCCAGACTGCGTCGCCCAACTTGTCAAATATCGGCTTGAGTGCGGGGTTGATGTAGTCGATACCACCGATCCACCCGCCAGTGCCGGTCCCGTGACCGTACTGAAGACCAACGGCAACATTGAAGCCGTCGTTGTTGTTGCTGTTCGTGAACCAGACGGTGTACTTCCCGCCCTCCTCCACGATCTCGTAGGCCCACGAGTTCGCCGTGAGTCCACTGGCCTCCGGAGTGGCATCTCGGAGCATCTGAACGCCCTCTTCGGCGATTGCAGCGACTGGATCATAGATATCGCCGGCGATGCACCTCTGAAGGAAGGAGTCCGTGTTCTTGAATGAGCCCGAAGACTGAAATCCGATCATGAAGCCCTCCCTTCAGAGGTATCAGGAGGTGCGCTGCCAGATGTAGGCGCTGAAGAACGGCGGAAGGTTGTTGTGTGCCGCGCCGCCGCCCTGGTCGCCGATCTCGTGAGAGTGGTGACCTCCGTTGGATCCACCAGGGATGCCGGTCGTGAAGGTGTGCTGGTGCTCACCGGCGTCAGTCGTCTGATAGGCCTGACCCAGATTCGAGTCCGACACAGTCACAGCGACACCCGAGGTCCACGTCTGCACGTTCTTGGTGTTGGCAGGACGGTTGTAGAGGTGGAAGTGCTCGCCGGCCCATTCGGTGGTTCCGGCGTGGGTGTGGGTGTCGCTCTCCCAGCCCGTTGCACCACCGTGATCGTGAGTGGGCATCTCGGCGATGGTGAGGACGTGGGTCTTCTCTCCGCCGATCTCGCCCGCCGCGTCGATGGTGGGGTCGGTGCCGTCGACGCCGATGATCATCCTGCCGGCCGCGATGCGGCCCCACACGCCGAAACCCAGGGTGGTCGCGGGGTTTGCGCTGGCCATGCTGATGTAGATCGAGCCGATGGGCCATGCAGCCTCAGCTGCATTGACCTGACCCGCATTGATCTCGTCGCCGGCACCGTTGACGAGAACCAGGTTCCCGTTGACGATCGAACCGCCGACGATGGAAGCATTGCGGATCTCCTCCGCCTCTGTTGCATAGATTCCTGTGACTTCCATGTCACCTCCTACGGGGTGTCTCGGATGGTGAACGTACCGTTACCGTTGTTGGTCCCGTTGACGTTCTTGATGGTGAACGTGCCGTTGCCGTTGTTGACGAGGTTCGTGCTCGACCCTCGAGCGGTCCAGGTCCCGTCGCCGTTGTCGACGAAGGTGATGGCTGAACCGAAGTTGAGGAGGTCGAACAGCTCGGCTGGCTGTGGCAGACGCGGCACGGAGACTCCGTTGCCGTAGAGGATGGCCTCGAGGGAAGCCACCGATGCCGGACTCATGTAGCGGGTGTCCACGATGTAGTGGGCAGAAGGCCGCATCTCCGGAAGCTTGACCGGGGTGGCCGTGAGGTCGAACGTCAGCTCCATCAGCTCGGGCTGGTTGGTGCGTGTCCGACGGGCACGGGTGCCGATCGCCGCCGTGGCGTTGTAGACGAGGTGGATCTGGTAGCCGAAGACGTCGCCGGTCATGCCAGAACCAACGAGGTTCCGGTAGGAGAGGTCGAACTGCTTCGGCTTCTGGTTGTCGACAAGCAGGCCTCCGCCGATGTGGGGAATGCCTGCACATTCGGCGAACTCGTCGGGGTAGAAGAGGCAGGTGAGACTTCCCTCGAAGTCACCCGGCTCCACGTCGCTGTAGTAGATCCGACCGTCGCGGTACAAGACCGTCTTGGTCCCTCCGCCGGCC